AGGCAAATCGATTACGACGCTTAAAGGTATTCTCGGTCCGGGCGATGTTGTGAATGCAAATTATCTGCCGGGCGGTGAAAAATCTTTAAAGAATCTCATCGAAAAGAAAATAGTCGTATAAATAATGGGACTTCGCCAACAAGCCGAATCTGATTTGAGCTTCATCCTTGAGGATTCAGTTCGTGGCTTTGGTTGGCCCATTACGGTAGCGAATCCGGCAGGGGTTTCAATATCCCTTACCGGATTTTCTAATGATATTTCTCAAGCGATCGACCCCGACACGGGGATGCTAGTCAGCGGGCGTTCCGCGAGTTGCGCTTTAAGAATATCAACGATTTACGAGCTCGGCGGATGTCTTGTCACTGAGTGCGGGGAGCCGCTTGCGGAGTGCGGGGAGCCTCAGATGGAAGCTGGGAATGTTAAATTCGGGCTTCCAATTGGAATCGCTGATCATAAATCTAAGCCTTGGACGGTTACTTTTGACGATATTTTAGGCAAAAGCCATACATTCAAAGTTAGTCAAACGAATCCGGATAGATCGCTTGGAATCATCACATGCATGCTTGAGGACTACGCAGAATAATGGCAGCTTTGATCACAACTTTAATCGATAAGCAGGATAATTTTGAAATCATTCGAGACCAAATCGCGGCGATCCTCTTGCTTGAACAACATAATCAGCAGGTGCTTGCGGTCTCTGAAACAAAAGATCCTTCACAGTGGGCGCTCAAAGTCTATTCTGAAAGATCTAATCCGTGGGAGGCATTCCGAGATCAAAACTCTGATCGCACTCCTATTATTAATGTGTGGTATAATAATTCGAATTTTGATGGGAATGCATCTAATACCGTAGCTCACCAAAAGGCAAGCGGCACGTTTAATATTGATTGCTACGGGCGCGGTTTGAGTCGGTCTGAAACAACTGGCCACACTCCAGGCGATGAAGACGCAGCACTTGAAGCTCAGCGCGCCATGCGGCTTGTTCGCAATATCCTCATGGCCGGGCAATATACCTATCTCGGATTGCGAGGGCTTGTCTGGAAGCGATGGCCTCAATCGATAAACCTTTTTCAGCCGCAACAAGGCGGATTGCCCGTTGAGAATGTTGTAGGCGCAAGATTGGCCTTGACTGTTGACTTTAGCGAATTTTCGCCTCAATATGTTCCCGAGACGTTAGAACTGTTGTCTATTGACATAAGTAGGCTTGTAGACGGCAAGGTGGTTCTTGAAGCGGATTACGATTATACGTAACAAGGAGAAAAAATATGGCAATATCAACAGCAGTAGACGCTTCAGCAGTAGCTCGCGTCCTCGGAATAAAAACCGAGTTTAAAAATCTACGTGGCGGAGTTGTATTACTCCCTCAACGTGTGGCCCTAGTTGGTCAAGGCTCGACGCTGTCAGTGTACAGCACGACTAAACTCGCAGTAACGAGCGCGAATCAAGTCGGTACGCTGTTCGGATTCGGGTCACCGCTACATTTGGCGGCGAAACAACTCATTCCCGCGAATGGCGACGGCATTGGGACAATTCCCTTGACTGTTTATCCCTTGGAAGATGATGGAAGCGGAGTGGCGTCTGCTGGAGATATCGCGCCAACGGGTGATGTTACGGCTCAATCTGTTATAACCGTCAAAGTAAATAATATTCTGGCGACTCAGTTTGTAGCAAGCGTTGACGATTCCGTTGCAACATTAACTGCGGCTCTTACTTCTGCAATAAATGGCATTTTGGATATGCCTGTTGTTGCAGTTGATTCCGCAACAAGTTGCGACCTTACGTCGAAATGGAAAGGCGCAAGCGCAAATGATATCTATATAGAGGTCGAGGAATCTGCAACAAGCGGAGTTACATGGACCGTCACTCAGCCAGTCAACGGCGCTGTAAATCCAGATGTTGACACGGCACTTGATCAGGTTGGTAACGTGTGGGAAACGCTTATTCTCAACTGCATGGATATAGCAGATACAGCCACTCTCGATAAATTCGAAACGTTTGGGCAGGGCCGATGGGGAGCGCTAGTTCGCAAGCCCTGCATCGTGTTCACGGGAACGACCGAATCGAGCGCAACTACAGCAATCGTTATTCCGGAGGCGCGAAAAGGAACTGACCGCGTAAACGGTCAACTCGTTTCGCCTGCGTCAAATGATCTTCCGCTTATTGTGGCGGCTCGTCAGCTGGCAAGAATCGCCGTTGTAGCGAATAATAAGCCTGCATGGGATTATGGCAGTCGGCAAGCAACGGGGTTGACTCCCGGCGCCGATGGAAGTCAGTGGGATAATGTGGCTCGTGAACTTGCGGTAAAAGGCGGAAGCTCTACTACACAAGTGGTAGATGGAGTGGTAAATCTTTCAGACACTGTGACTTTTTACCATCCGACCGGAGAAGAGCCTCCCGCGTATCGATACGTTTGCGACATCGTGAAATTAATGAATGTCCTTTTCAATTTGGATCTTATTTATGCAACCGCTGAATGGGACGGCGCGCCATTAGTTCCCAACAGTCAGTCGATATTTGCCGGAACAGGGGCGAAGAAGCCAAAGATGGCAACGGCGGACAGTGCCAGGATGGTTGATAGTCTGGCGCTAAATGCGATCCTTTCTAATCCTGAAGAGATCAAAGCAACGATTGAATCAGGTATCAGCGGTACGAATCCCAAGCGTTTGGATCAGACCATGACGGTTCAGCTAGCTGGAAATTCGAATATAATTTCGATTGATTTGAATTTCGGTTTTAATTTCGGAACTGAATCAGTAATTTAAGGAGGTGCTGTTATGCAAGTTGGTGGAAGTGTAGAAAGTATTTCGATAGCAGGCCGTGATTATTCAGTCACAGCGGATGCCGATATAAGCCGTAAATTGGGAGGCTCTGAAAATGAGGTACAGTCCAATGGAAACGACACTTGTCGGATCATCAAAACGCGAGTGGTTGGGAAGTTAACCGGATGCGTTGTCGGTGTTGATGATGCAAACGGGGATCAAGAGTTTTTGCAGTCGGTTGCGGATAGTAATGATCTGTCAGCCGTAGCAATCACTTTTGCGAGTGGTGAGGTCTATCAAGGCAACATGACTATTGAGGGCGAGGTCAGCTACAGCTCTCAGTCCGCTACTGCTTCGTTTGATCTTGGCGGTGGAACTTTAACAAAACAATAGGGATTATTTTGCTGACCGCGGGGCCCGCCCTTGCTCCTTTGCCGTTTCTCTCCATTTTCGGCGCGGTCAGCCCTTATGAGGGCAAAAAACATGAGTGAAAAAAAATACGTAGTAGCAAAAGAAGTTGCTGAAGTTGAGTTCGATCGTTTCATTGAGGATATGGATCTTGATTTTGATGAGTCGGCAATGGATCAAGAAGAGCTTCGCGATTATTTGAAGCACAAAAACAAAATCATCAAAAGCATCATGCGAGGTGATTTGGTTATCAATGAGAGCGGGGAGCCGGTATATACTCCGCGCAATCCGGGATCAGGATACAAAGATCCGATTACGTTCCACGAGCGAACAGGCGCTTCACTGATTGCGATGGACGGCAAGAAGGATAGTCACAACGTCGGCAAAATGTATGCTGTTTTGAGTAACTTGTGTAAGATTCACGCTGGAAACTTTTCAAAGCTTCAGGGCGTTGATATCAAGGTTTGTGAGGCGCTATTTGTGCTTTTAATGGATTAGTCTGCACGCCGCTAGTTCGCCATGGTGCAGACGAGAAGCTTCCGGACGGGAATCATACCGCGGCGGCAGTATACGGCGAGATGATGATGCAGGTTTGTAGGGATTTCAGTGGTTGCCCAGATGTCAGAACAATGACGATGAAAGAACTCAGATATTTCTACAACGCGCTACGAAGCGAAATGAAGAAGGCGACTATGCCGAAGGATTGATATGGCTGCAAAACGGTTTAGCATCGAGGGAACATTTAAGGCGATTGATAAAGTCACCCGCCCGGTAACCAAGATGCAAAACCGCGTTCAGAAAATGACGCGAAGTTTCAATCGGGGCATTTCACGGGCAAATCGGAATCTTAATAAATTCGCTGGCGGTTTAAAACGAGCCGCTCAAGTCGCAACCGCAGCCGCCGTAATTATTGGATATGCAGGTGCTGACATAATCCGAACCGGCGCTCAATTTGAGCAGTCTGTCGTAAATGCGTCTGCAAAATTTGGCGATGTTGCCGCGCGGGGGACTAAAGCATTTGAAGCGCTTGAAGCCGCGGCGCGAAAGGTAGGCAGAACTACTGAATTTACGGCGTCCGAATCCGCTGAAGCTCTTAACTTTTTAGCGATGGCAGGTTTTTCGGCGAAGGCATCGATTGCCGCGCTCCCTGGCGTTGTTGATTTGGCGACGGCGGCTCAAACAGACCTTGCACGCGCTACTGATATCGCTACGGATTCACTAGGCGCGTTTGGGTTGTCTACGAAAGACCCGATTCAGTTAGGCAAAAACCTCGCAAAGATAAACGATCTGATTGCAAAAACGGCTACCACTGCCAATACGACGATTGATCAAATGTTTGAGGCGATTGTTACCGGGGGGCCGTCAGCTATGCAGGCCGGCGCTAGTTTGGAAACTTTCGCGGCAATTGTTGGAACAATGGCCGACGCTGGAATAAAAGGCGAGAAGGCAGGAACGGCGATCCGTAATATGTTCTTGCGATTGTCCGCCCCGGCCGCTGGCGCATCGAAGCTTTTGAAGGACATGGGAGTAAAGACGGTGGACAGCGCAGGAAACCTGCGGGATATGTTCGATATTTTGCAGGACATCAATAAAGCGACTAAAGGATTCGGAACGGCTCAAAAGGCCTCAACTATGGACGTAATATTCGGCAAGCGCTCCATAGCGGCGGCAACAATCGTAATGAATAAAGGCGCTGATGGGTTGCGCGAATACCGCAAGCAATTAGAAGGCGCCGAAGGTGCATCCAAGAAGATGGCTGATACGATGCGCAGTACCGTATCCGCAAAGCTTAAAATGCTTAACTCGGCAATTGAGAGTGTGAAGATTTCTATATTCAATCTTGAGAAAGGCCCGCTTGCTGATTTGATTGATGGATGGGTAACATTGATCCGCGCGAATGAGGGACTGATTGCTCAAAACGTATCAGAGTTCATTGCGAAGATCGGTCGAGGAATTGAGTTTATTGTTAAGCATCGAGAAAAAATAGGCAAAGTGTTAGGCGTAATTCTCGGGATCGTGGTGGCGTTGAAGGTTATGGCAGCAATTATGACGATTGTTGCGGTAATTGGGGCAATTATGGGAAGCACGATAGGGCTTATTGTCATCGGTGTGATGGCGCTAATTGCCGGAATTGCGGTATTGATTGCAAAGGTTCCGATTTTGCGGAAAGCATTTATGGCGTTTTGGAATGGATTGAAAGAAATCGGCTCAAATCTTAAAGAGATGTTTTCGGGGATAATTGAGCTAGCAAAAATAGCCGGGCGGTTCGTTGGTGATAAATTCAGATCGTCAAATGATGATAGTGCGGATCAGTCCGTCGGCAGTACTCAAATGGTTACGCCTCAAGAGCGCGTCGCCCGGACCATCGAGGAAAGCCGCGAATCATCGACTGCTGAAATTATGCTTACCGCCGCTCAAGGAACGTCCGCCGAGTTGGTATCTGGTTCATTAGGTAGCGGGCTTCAACTTCAGCCTTCAGGAGCGTTTTAAATGGCTTGGCAAGATAGATTACTAACCGCGAAATATACCGCGCCGTCCGGGGCATCGATCGAATTCGACTACGAAGATGTAAGCAGGTCGGTTGATAAAAAAACCGGAGAATTCACTTTCCCTAATTCAAACGGATCATTTATCCAGGACTCAGGGAGCCGCGGCCGGCGCTATCCGGTAGAATCTATCTTTTGGGGGGATGACTACGATTTCGCTGCGCAATCATTCGAGGATCTATTAAGCGAGATCGGGCCGGGTGTTTTGAATCATCCGCTTTATGGTACGTTTGATGTCATTCCTAGCGGCACGATTACGCGCCGGGATAATCTCAAAACAGGCGGAAATCAAGCAACCGTAGCAGTTACGTTTATTGATGTGACAGGGGCCGTCTATGATCCAACTGGACGCGCATATGATAGCTCTCAGGGTAATCCGTCGGCGGGCGTCATTGCTGCGGTGGATGAATATAATACGGCGGCTGCTGATCAATTCGCCGAAAACGTAGACACGGATAAAACATCAGCGCTCGTATCTCTTAAAAATGGATATCTTGCCGCAAAAGACGTGACGACTAACGTGCTCGATAAGATCGCTGAGACGAAAGCGGCAGTCGAAAAAATATACAACGCCGTGAACGATTCGATTAATAACGGAATTGATACGTATATAGGGCGGCCTCTTGATCTGGCATTTCAGACAGCGATACTGATTCAGGCCCCCGCGCGTGCTACGGCGCTTATACGTGATAGGCTTGATTCATACGGAAATCTTGCCGAGTCAATTTATAGTCAGCTTCCGTTTACGCCCACGCTCGACGGACAGGCAAATAATAAATTTAGAGTTGCTGAGTTATATGGTTCGACGTTCGTGTCTGGTCAAATTGTATCCGTCATAAATAACGAGTTTGAAACAAAAACTGAGGCGATTGAATCAGCCGCCTTCATTCTGGAACAAATGGACCAGATTACGGAATGGCGCGATGATAATTTTGAATCGTTGGGCGAAATCGATACCGGAGAGAGCTATCGAAAACTTCAAGAAGCCGTAGCGATTTGCGTCGGCTTTCTCGTTGAAATTTCGTTCTCACTGAAGCAAGAGCGCAATATTTTACTCGATCGAGATAGATCAATAATCGAGCTTTGCGGAGAGCTGTACGGATCGCTTGAAACCCATGATATTGACTTTTTCATAAATTCCAATAATCTTTCAGGAGATGAGATTTTAGAACTGAAGGCGGGGCGGGAAATTGTCTACTACGTATAAAATCATTGCCGGTGATACATTCGACTCAATAGCTCGCAAGAGTTACGGAACTGAAAAGTATGCGTCTACGCTAAGAAATTCAAATCCAGGTTTTTCGGATCCGCTTGTCACTGGCTCAATAATTACCGTCCCGGAAATTGCAGAGATCCCGCGAGATTCATTTACGCCATTAAAACCTGAGAACATCGACGAAGTGTCCGTTTATATCGATGGCAATCGTTTTGAGTTTTGGACGGAGATTTCTATCACTCGATCATTCGATACTATTTCATCAATAGCGTTGACTGCTCCATTTAGCGCCGATAGCAAATTGCTTCGTGAAACGTTCGTACCATTCAGTTTTAAAGACATGATTGTGTTTATCGGTGACCGGCTTCTTTTCCGCGGTTACATGGTAAGCGTTTCTCCCGTGATGAGTCCAAATCCTAAACCGGTTAGAGTTGAATGCTATTCGCGGGCCGGCGTGCTGAATGATTGTACCATTCCGATTGATTTGTTGCCCGCTGAATTTAACGGGCTTGATTTAGAACAGATTGCTGAAACGATCTTGAGCCCGTTTGGATTGTTGGCAACTTTCGAAGATGAGGCGGGCGCAATATTCGAACGGGTGGCATGTTCACCGACTCGGGCAGCTTTTGCATTTCTGTCTGATTTAGCAAAACAACGCGGTCTTGTGATGTCAGATGATGAGGATGGAAACGTCGTATTTAAGAAATCACGAATCAGCGGAGTTTCAGCGGCTGTATTCGAGGAAGGCGAGTCGCCATTAATTAGCATCGGTGCAACTCTTTCAGGGCAGAAATATTTCTCAAGTGTAACCGGTATACAGCCTGTTACATTAGGCAATTCGGGTAGCAAGTTCACCGAACAAAACGACCGATTAAAAACTGTTGTCAGACCTTTTTCGTTCACCGTCAGGGACACGCTTGAGGCTGATATGCCGAAAGCCGTCGGCGCGAAAATTGGCCGAATGTTTGGCGACGCCGTATCCTACCGAATGGAAATAAACACTTGGCGTAGCCCGGAAGGAAATCTTTTATTGCCCGGGGATTTTCTCACAGTACTCGCGCCGTCGGCGATGATTTATGACTATTACACGTTTCTGATCAAATCTATAACGTATAGCAGAACGGAAACTAAACAAACTGCATCGATAGAGCTTACAATTCCGGCAGCATACGCCGGAGAAATACCGGGGGTTTTGCCGTGGGAATGATGGGTAGAGTTTTGTCATTTACGCGCACTCTTTTCGGTGATGCGAATGCTTCCGACGTTGTGATTGATATGGGCGGCGGAAAGGTAGTTACAGCGCCTCACTTTGCTACTCCAGGCGACGACTCACATCCTTTACCTAGTGACTATTCAATAATTTCGCGCAACGCTCAAACCGGCGGATATGTCGTTGTTGGTTATATCGATCCGGTAAACGCTGGAATTGCGGGGCTCGGAGATAAGCGGACTTATGCGCGGGATTCTGACGGTAATATAATCGCCTCAATATGGCAAAAGAATGACGGAACGATACGCGCAGAAAACGCAAGCGGATACTTTGAGCTTGAAAGCGGCGGCGATTGTGTGCTAAATGGGGTTCGGATTGATACTACTGGATTAATCACGACGCCCACGGGGATCGTTACGCCGTCGGCTGAGGTAAACGGAAAAGAACTCGATGCGCATGATCACGATATCACTAGTGGTTCAAGCGCTCCGGGGCCAACGGGACCGAATAACTGATGCAGCAAGGTGACATAAAACTATTTCAAGAGCCGGACGGAGGGAATATATCCATCGATCAGGGCATTGCCGAAATGTCAGGCGGATTGGAGACTGCCGTTTATTTATCGCTGTTTGGGGGTAATGAGGATGATGCGTGCGGCGCTGACGTATCAAAGTCGTGGTGGGGTAATATTGGCGAGAATCAAGCATCGAGAACGTATCGAAGCGAATTTCAATATTTGCTAAAATCAATTCCATTGACTACTGGGAACTTGAACGATTTGAAAGAAGCGGCAAATCGAGACCTGAAATGGATGATAACGGAAAAAGTTGCATCGTCTGTTAATATGAAATTATCAATCCCGGCTCTGAATACAGTCGGCGTCGTGATTACGATAAAGGCCGAAGGTTCCGAAGAAAAATTCGAATTCACTGAAAACTGGAAGGCGGCTAATGGCTATTGATATCCCAACGACGAAAGAAATCAGCAATAACATCATTGCTCAGATTGAGGCAACGTTAAACCAGACTATTCCGCTGTTGCCAAAATCATTTAATCGCGTGCTGTCAAAGGCGCTCGCTGCAGTTGTAACTGTGCTATATAAATACGGCGGATTCATCTTCCTTCAGATGTTCGTTGCGACGGCCAGTGAAAAAACTACGACGATCAATGGGCGGTCACTGATTCCGTTGGTTGAGTGGGGGCGTTTAATTGGAATAGGCGACCCGTCCGCATCAACTCAGGCAGAACTAATCATAGAGATTCAGGTTACTAATCAAACCGGCCGAATCGAGTCAGGATCGCAACTTGTAGGCGGGACTAATGGAGTCGTATACGTAACGATTGGGGATACTCGGTTAAATATGTCTGTCGTTTATGCAACGGTTCGGGCTGTATCTGATCAATCCGGCGGTGATGGATCCGGTTCAATTGGGAATCTTGAAAATGGCGATTCAATATCTTTTGCAAATCCATTGCCTAATATTCAGCGCGTTGCCACTGTAGACTCTCAATATGTAACAGGTGCCGACGGAGAATCAACAGCGGCATATCGTCAGCGAATCATTGACCGCTTTCAGAAGCTACCACAAGGCGGCGCGTATGCTGATTATGAAATATGGGGAGAAGAGCCATCCGGTATAGTGGCCGTGTATCCGTACACAAGCAGTTTCCCCGGTCAAGTTGATTGCTATGTTGACGCAACGCCGGAGAGCTCAGGGGACCCTGACGGAATCCCGACAACGGCCCAGCTTCAGGAAGTTCTTGATTCCATAGAGCTTGATGAATCTGGATTGGCAACTCGCCGCCCGGCCAATGCCCTTGCAAACACCTTTCCAA